TGATACAATATTCTCTCAAGTAGGAGTTGTTAAAAATCCTGTTGCTTCAGGTGCTGGATCTACTTCTGTTCTTAATACATCAGAATTTTCAGCAGCTAACGCTATGAAATTTACAGGAGATCTAACACAGACTCTTGTAGTTGGTGCAGAAATAACACAAAATATACCTGGCATTGGAACTGCCAGAGGTTATGTTTCTTCATATGATGTGAATACAACTATAATCAAATATTTCCAAGATAGAAATCTTTATCTTCATCCTTCATTGTATGATCAAACTGATAATATAGGTGTTGGTGGAGATGCAAAAGTTCTCGATTTTACTGCTGCTGGTGATGCTGTCATCTCTAGTGGATTTAGTGTAAACATAGATGGAGGTTTCTCAGGAATCTCAACAACTACACCATCTGGTAAAGTTGTAGATCTTGGAGTGCAGTTTACAAGTGGTCTCGCTGGACCTGAGATAAATAAAAGAACAGGTGAGATTATTTACCTTGATAATAGACCATCTATTACAAGAAATGAACGCCAAAAAGAAGACATCAAAATCGTATTAGAATTCTAAGAAGATGCCACAACAGACCAATCTTAATGTAAGTCCCTATTACGACGATTTTGATCCTAGTAAAGGTTATCATCGTGTCTTATTCAAACCTGGTTTCCCAGTTCAGGCTAGGGAACTATCTACTTTGCAATCTATTCTGCAAAATCAGATAGAAACTTATGGTAGTCATATATTTAAAGAAGGTGCGTTAGTAATACCTGGTTCAACAACATTTGATGGAAATTATTTTGCTGTTCAAGTTAATCCAACACATTTAGGTACTGATGTTTCTGTATATGCTAATAATATAATAGGAAAAAGATTTAAAGGACAAAATAGCGGAGTTACTGCAAAGGTAATTAATTATATTACTGCTACAGAATCTGATCAAGATTACGATACTTTTTATGTAAAATATATTGATTCGTCTACTGATGGAGATTTCTCATTCTTCCAAGATGGAGAAGTCCTTGTTGCAGAAGAACCAGTAACTTACGGTAATACAACAATCAATATTGGTGGAACTCTTGCATCTACAATTGCATTAAACGCATGTACTACAGGTTCTGCTTGTTCTATTGATGAGGGTGTATACTTTATCAGAGGAAATTTTGTAAAAGTAAATAAGCAAACAATTATATTAGATCAGTATAATCAATCCCCATCTTATAGGGTTGGACTTCAAGTTTTAGAAAACACTGTTAGTGCAAAAGGAGATGAGACTTTATATGATAATGCTAAAGGATTTTCTAACTTTGCTGCACCAGGTGCAGATAGATTACAAATAACACTTGTTTTAACTAAGAAAAGTATTAATGATTTTGATGATACTGATTTTGTAGAAATACTTAGAATTAAAGAAGGTGCAGTATTTTCAATAGGTAAAGATGTAAGTGAATATAATAAAATAAGAGATTATTTTGCTAAAAGGACTTTTGATGAGTCTGGAAATTATACTGTTAATCCATTTGGTATTAATATTGCTGAGTCTCTTAATGATCGTCTTGGAAATGATGGTGTATATTTTAAAGGGCAAACTACATTTGATAGTAACGATCCATCAGAAGATCTTGCATGTTTAAAGGTAACTGCTGGTAAAGCATACATCTTTGGATATGATGTTGATGTAACTGCTCCAACTATAATTGATTTTGAGAAACCAAGATCATTTGAAACAGTTGAAAATCAAGCATTTAATTTTGAAATGGGGAATAGATTCCTCGTTAACAATGTAAGTGGTATTACTACACTTACTGAAAGAATAGAATTGATGGGAGGTCCTCTTGGTGGAAGTGCGACTGCTGCTGGTACTGCTGAAAAAATTGGTGATGCAAAAGTATATGGATTCTCTTTAAGAGATGCTGCATACGAAAATAACGGAACTGATTGGAACTTATATCTTTATGATATTCAAACATATACATCATTAGAATTAAATGATAATGTAACTGCATCAGAACTTAATCAGTCTGGATTTATTGTCGGTAAAGAAAGTGGTGCTGAAGGATATGCAGTTTCTGCAGGTGCTGGATCTAGTAGTATACAAGTTACTCAGACTGCAGGAACATTCAGGAGAGGAGAAAAAATTAGTATTAATGGTGATGAAACAGTATCACGAACTATTGAAAAAGTAACTTCATATGGTATTAATGATGTATATGAGTTTGCTCAGAGTGGAAATAGTTTCACTGCTAGTAAAAAATTAAATCAAGTAATTCCAGTTGGTTTTGGTGCTGGTCAATTTAATATTGCTGCTGATGGTACAGTTACTTCACCAAGAGCAGATAGTTTCTTAATTTTCAAACCTGGCGATATATTTTCTTACGGTGCTGCTAATGATACTTCTGGTTCCTCTCTTAATGTTCCTACTCGTAATGTGGTTCTAACGGTTGCTACTGATGGTCAATCGATGAAAGTCGGTACAATGACAACAGTTTCCGATGTGTTTGATGGTGGAGTAAAAGCATTTGATGGTATTGGATACAGAGGTGTACAGGATGTTTCTTTACTAAATTCATCTTTAATTTCTAGAATTCCAGACATAGGAGTTAATAATGTAGATTTTAGTAATTCTACTTTACTCCTTAGTTCTCAAGTACTTAATGAAAGCAGTAATGCATTAGGTCAATTAGTTCTCCCAATAACTTCAGTTGATCTTGACGATGTAAGTTTTGTTGCTTTTGATCAAGAAAGATATTCTGTTGCATATTCAAATGGAACTATTCAATCTATTACTGAAGATCAAATTCAAATAACTGGAACTAGTATTACAATATTTGGATTAACTCCAAGTCAGAGTAATATTAGAGTAAATGTAACTGTTCAAAAATCAAATATTAAAAACAAAGTTAAAGAATTTAAGAGATGTCAACAAACAGAAATTACTAGATCTGCAAATCAAAGATCTGGAACTAATGCTGGCACCAGTATTAATGATGGATTGAATCATAGTGCTCTGTATGGTATTAGAGTTCAAGATAGAGAAATATGTCTAAACCATCCAGACGCTACTGATATTATTGCAGTCTATGAGTCATTAGATACTAATACACCTGTTCTTGATAAATTAACCTTTACATCTACTGATGATATTTTTACCGAAGCAATTATTGGTGAAAAAATTACAGGATCAGATAGTAAAGCAATTGCGAGAGTAATCTCTATTGATTCTGGTAATAATCAAATTAGTATTGTTTATCTTACTGATAATAAATTTGTATTATTAGAGACATTAGAATTTGACGAATCATCTGCTGTTGCTACAGTTCAAGCAACAACACCTGGTAAGTATAATAATATTACTAGCAGTTATATGCTAGACAAAGGACAAAAAGATCAGTATTATGATTATTCTAAAATTGTTAGAAATGGTGGAGCATTTGTTCCTCATAGAAAACTATTAATTATCTACAACAGATATGATGTTCCTAGTGGTGACACTGGAGATATATTTACTGTTAATAGTTACGAATTTGAAAGATATACGAATGATATACCAGCAATAGGACCATCAAGAACTCCTGCACATGATGTATTAGATTTTAGACCACAAGTTCCTGTATACGATCCATCATCTGCTACAGTATCTCCATTCTTCTTTACTGCTAGAGATTTTACTGGAAAACCTGATAGACTTTTAACACCTAATGAGTCAATCGTATTTAACTACGATTTCTATCTTCCTAGAATAGACAAATTAGTTTTACACCAAAATGGCGAATTCATATTATTAGAAGGTACACCTTCTAGACAACCAATACCTCCAGAATCACAAGATAGAACTCTTGAACTTGCTACGATTCTTCTTCCTGCATATATGAAAAATGTAGAAGATGCAAGAGTGTTTCTAAAACAGAATCGTAGATACACTATGAAAGATATTGGTAAAATTGATGATAGAGTTAAAAATTTAGAAGAAATAACTACCTTAAATCTTTTAGAAAAGAGTGCAGAATCTCTTCAAATTAGAGACGCACAAGGTTTTGACAGATTCAAATCTGGATTCTTTGTAGATGCATTCAACTCATTCAATTTCATGGCACCGAGTTCTCCTGCCGATATCGATACAGATCTGCAAGAACTCAGACCAATAAGAGAATTTGAATCTATTGCTTTACAAATTGCTCCTAAAACAGATGTATCAGTACAACAATTAGATTTCAACACTGACTTTGAATTACTTGATGATGAAAATACACAAAAGACAGGTACTCTTATTACACTAAAATATGAAGATGAACTTTATATTGAGCAGAATTTTGCAACTAAAACAAACAATATCAACCCATTTCATGTAGTATCATATACTGGAGAAGTTAGACTGCTTCCAACTGTTGATAGATGGATCAATACTCAAAGAACACAAAATGTTATTAGAGATACTATTGGTATTACTGTTTTCAACAATCAAGTTGCTGCTAATTTCAATGTAACTAGATCAGGAAATGGTGGTGGATCTGCAACAGTAACAACTGCGGAAGTAGGTAGAACTACACAAAGAGATGATATTAGATCTGAGAACACATTTATTGCTGAAGAAAACTTTGATCCATTCTGTCGTTCTAGAAATGTACAGTTCTCAGCATTAGGTTTAAAACCATTTACTAATTTCTATGCATTCTTTGATAATATTGGTGGTATAGATGTCATACCAAAACTTTTAGAAGTATATGATGTTACAGGATCATTCCAAGTTGGAGAAACAATAAGAGGAAATATTGGTGCAACTGCATTTGAGTTTAGATTATGTACTCCAAATCATAAGACAGGACCGTTTGCTAACCCTACAGAAACATATGATGTTAACCCATATGATTCAAGTTCTACATTACCAAATGGATATTCAC